TTTTAGATTAAATTTCCAGCCGTACTTGATGAATAAGAATTTCTTTTTTTCTGCATTGAGTACTTTGGTAATCTCTTTCAGCATCTTCTTTGGTTTAATTTGTACGAAAGAATATTCGGAAACCGGACCTGCGGCTCTTGCGCTCATTAGAGGAGGCAAGAACGAACTAGCAAGACTAGGATTGTTGGCGATTAGGTTGGGCTGTTGAAACATAATTATTCCTCGTTTTCTTTTCTTTGTATAGGTTTCTGTCGCCTCTATGCGCTACCATCTCTTACCTTTCTAATTGCTCTCATGGTTTCATCATAAAGCCTAGACAACATTTTTTCCAACTGCCTGTCTTTTTTACCTACTAGTTTTCTAATGTGATTATTAACCTGAGACATTACAGACCTAACTGAACTTTTTGTTCCATCTAAATGACTCAATCTTTCGTAGTCCTTTCCGCTTCCAAATGCAAATGACTCATTGATAATAGCATAGTTATAGAAAATTTTAAGTTTTTCACCAATAGAATCTAATGTTGCATTACCTTCTGCATACTGTTTAACTATAGAGTCCAATTCCTTAAGAACTGTATCCATGCTATTGCCTAATTCTTTTGCATATTCTCTGTGGGATAATTCATGCGTCACTACATTAGCAAACTCAACAACTCTTTCCATATCGTCATAGCCTCTTGCTACTGTATTAAAATTATCTAAGTTGATTAAAACCTCATCAGTTTGTTTATCATAGACCCCTTTATATCCCCCTTCATTAGTGAATCTGTCCACTTTTAAAATATCCTTCCACATAATATCAGTAATCCTTTATCATTGTAATAACGCCCTTGTAGACCATTTCCGGCTGAGATTTAGCGGAAATAATATACTTGTAAGTTGGTATTCCCTTATCGTTTAACTGTTGCATCCCATATTTAAATGGAGCGAAGATTGAATGCTTAGAAATATCCACATCTTCCTTGTATTTATCTCCCCAAATGTCATACTTGTTAGCCCAAATACCAACGGCTAGGGGGTAATCGGTATTCTTTTTCTTTTTACCATTGGGCCAAGTTTGACTACAAATAGCATCAACTAAAAACTTCCATGCAAGTTGATGGTCTAAATTAGCGGCAGAATCTAAATGTCTATGGTCTACTACAAAAATGACATATTTGACATTTCTACTTCGTATATCGTCAATCCACTGCTTCCAATAAATTGCTTCCCCACCCATATCTGCGGTCTTAACAGTGTGGGTATCTCCGTCCATCTTAATTGTTTTTCTAGAAGCCCTTTGCCTACCTACAGTTCTATCTCTAATTTCCGGTACTTCGCCTCTCGTTCTAAGTTGATGATGTAAAGTAGTCTTACCTACCATTGTAGCCCCGTAGACTCCAAATTGGATAGCGTGAATTCTCTTGTAAAATGCCACTGTTGCTTCAATACAAACTACAGCAAAACCGGCTAGAACAGACATTTGAATACCTCAATGCCATAAATAATCCCAAAAACTTACTGTCTTATCTATGAGCCAACCCATAATACTAATGTCGAAAACGACACCTATTATATTACCTACCAAGAAAAAAAATAAAGTAGAACAACCGCCCCAAAACCACGCTCTCATTTTAACAAAAAACAAATCAGCAGAATGCGCTCTTTGTTGATTATAAGCATAGTCGGAGTCACTGAAACCCATTATGTCGCCAAGAACCATTCAACCACCTCATTGCAGGGTGGCTAAGAAATCGGCTGAAACTCCCTCAGTTTCATATTGCGGAGAAATTTGGGGTATTCTATTAGTTTGATTTTCGTTTTGAAATGTCTTCAAAGAATCTTGCATCTTCTTTCTTTGTTGTTCATCTTTAGCGATTCTTTGCGAATAAGCAGTAATCCTTCTGTCCAAAAGCCACATCTCAATTTTGTCATTAAGAGCCAAGTCAAATAGTGCCTTCATTACCATAACGGACCCTACTGTAATGAGTCCAAACAATACGCCGTGCATTAGAATGGTATATGGAAAGTTCAAACCGAATTTAGCGTAGAAGAAAACATTCGCTCCACTAACTGTACCTACGAATAGGATAGTCATAATCAATCGAGTGTCGTGATTCAATGCTGGCAATTAACCACCTCAATTAAATTCCACTGAAATGTGTGCAGTGGAAGAACCGGCTTCTGCTATTTCCAAAAATATACCGCTAGTGCATAATACACCGTGCATATCATATTCTAGATTATACTGTCCTGTGGTCGTATTGTGAATTCTAGCAATTTCTGTACCGCTATTATCTTGTCCATCAAACACTTTAACGGTCACTGCCGCATTGCTAGCAATAACAATGTTAGCGTGAATGCTTTTCAATCTGCACTGCGTCTTAGAAATTATTGCGCTTGCCCCAAGGACTCCACTGCTTCTGCATGTATCTGCCATAACATCACTTCTTAGATGTTGGTAATTAGCCCCTCTTAATGAAGGTTGTGTAATCACTCTTCTTCTGTAGTGGGTTCTGCCTTAGTAGTAGTCTTCTTAGTAGTTGCCTTTTTAGCGGCAGGTTTCTTAGTAGACTTTCGGGTAGCCTTCTTTGCAGTAGCCTTCAATTTCTCCGGAACTGTTGTTTTTGGAGGAAGTGGGGCTAAGGTATTAGCCAATGTTTCTTTGGGGACTCTAAGGTATTTAGATAGGATTTCTTTTTCACGGTTAGGTAATTTTTCGATTTCCTCTCTATCCTCGGAAGTAAATTGAACTACGCAGTTCTTACCCCCAATGTAATGAGAAGCAACGAAGGCCGAGATTGTAATAGTCTCAGCCTTCGTCACTTCCATAAAACCCTCTACCCCGTTTCGTAGTCTCAAGGTTGGAACCTTACAAGACTCGCTTAAACGGATGGTTGCCAAACAAACACCTCAAAGAAGTCCTGTTGCACGAACTCGTAGAGTTCCCAAGTCGTCTGCTAGAGCCTTAACTCCGGCAGTGTTAGCCGCCGAACCAAGAGTGAAGCAGTAAAGGTAGCAGTATGTACCGTCCGAACTAATGTCACCAACAATCCAGTGAGCATCCAACAAAGATGGGTTAGAAATCTCAACTTGTGTGAAGGATGCCAAACCGAAGTCAGCCGCCAATAGTTTTTCACCAACATGGAGAACTTGTTCATCTGCATTGCCGGTGTTAGCGGAAAGAGCAGTTGGCCCCGATGTTGTTAGAACGGTTGCAGTTAGCGTAGCAATCTCAAAGACTTGTGAGTTGTTTGCCGAAGCAGAGCCGAGAATAGTCACATAGTCACCTGCGGCAAAGCCATCAGTAAGATAACTACCAGCACCTCTTGTTAGTGTATCAGGGTCAGCATCAGCCGCAGTAATAGTTTGACTAGCGGCAGTAGCAGGGGAGCCTGTTCGGTAAGACGAAACAGCAACACTCGCTAGTGAAACATATTGGTGTCCCACAACGAATGGCTTTGCTATACCTTTATGGTCAGCGATTAAAGTAACAGCGTTTGTCACTTTATCACCTCAAGCCACATTGGTAATCTTGCCTTGTCCCTTGAAGAAAGAGCAACCAACTTCACCAATAGTTCGGTAAAGTGCTTGGTTGCCGAGTCGTCCCACACCGAATAGGTTTCCGTTAGAAACACCGTCTTCAAAGTATTGAGTCGGCTTAAGAACAGAGAGCCATAGATGGTCAGTATCCAAGAACAACAAGTCGCTAATTCCACTATCGGAAGCGTTTAGGGTTGAAGCCATGTCCTTAACAGGAATCAATGGAATGTCGTAGTAGGTTGCCACACGGAAACCAACTTCTGCACCCCTAATACCACGAACACCATTATGAGTAGGAACGATTTCCTTTCGGTCCATGAATCGCTCTTGGGACTGTAGTAGGTCTGCAATTGCTTGGATAGTATCGTATCCAGTCAAGATAACCTTTGGAGAACCGCCAGCAATTCGTAGATTACGAATCATGTTGTTTAGCAAAGTAAGAGTTAGTGGTCGAACCGAAGATGCGGCGTAAGAACTGTTGAAGTCTATTTCTGCATCAAGGAAAGAAGCCGCAGTAAATCGCTCATCGCCATAGATTTGAGCAAGATTGTTTGTAGCATCATTCATTGTATCGGTCATAAGAACTCCACCGTCAGCCGCTAGTAGTTCTGCTCGGCTTGAAACAACCTTCATCAAGGAAGTGTAGTTTCGCTCAATGTTTGCTAGAGCGGAAACTTCACCATAAACTTGTAGAGGCATAAGGAGCATCTTGTTCTGTGCTTCTGCGTGTGCTTTACCCATATCTTCACGGATAATAGCCCGAATATCACCGAGTCCATCATCAATTTGAGCCATTTCCATTGCTAGTTCGGAAATATCGAACTGATGTGCAATGGTTTTAGGACTCATAAAGAGTTGAGCGTAAGTTGGGGCCATAGAGCCAAGTCCGTCAGCCGCAGTAGAAAGTCCTGCGTTTTCTGGAACACCACCAATTTCGTCAGCGTGTGGGTTATCTCCACCAATACCGTTTGCTGATGAACCGTCACCTGTAATATCAACTGCTAGAGTAGAACCGGAACCACCAAATGGTCGGCTCTTAAGAATTCTCCAACCGGAAGAAGTGTAAGGTCGCTTTGATAGCATAGCGAGAGCATTTACTTCTCGGTTTAGCATTGACCAAACTTTCTGTCCGTAAAGTTGGTTGTAGTATCCAGTTGTAGTACCGATACCAGTCAAGCCGCTTGCGCCAGCGTCTGCAATATCGTGTGCAGTGTGTAGTCCTTGAACTGCACCTGCTTGTTTCAATACAGAGTTTCCACCAAAGGCAGGTAGTCCGTATGTCGCCGCTTCTAAGTCTCTAATTGTGTTAATGTATCCCATTTAATTCACCTCAAATATTTCCGCCAACGGCTTTGTGAATGTCGCTCCAACTCATGTCAGCAATCTCTTCTGTTGAGAAAACCTTAGTTGTTGTTGCGGCTTCTGTAGCCTTGCGAATCGTGTTCTTTTCTTCTGTAAGTGACTTACGGAGTTCGGAGAACTCTGCGTTAAGTCGTGCGATTTCCGATTGTGCATCGTATTCTGCCTTAGCGACCATTTCTGCTCGGTGGCTTTCTTCCTTAGCGAATCTCTTAGCGAAGGTTTCTTCTAGAGTTTCGAGTCCCATCTTTTCAAGTTGTTCTGCTCGGTATTGCTCGTAAGCCTTCTCGATGTTTGCTGAACTTAGGTTAAGGGTTCTAAACTCATCATTAGTGAAGTTCTTTGAAACCATTCCTTCTTTCTTTGCTTGTTCTCCGGCATCTTCAATGTATTCTCCAGCACCGCCAAGGTTAGTCTCATCGTTTCCGTCGAGAGTAGTGGCCTTCTTTGCTTCATCCATGTATTCCATAGACTCGGTATCCATCATTTCATCTTCCATCTTCTCGTCCAATGGGTGAGGTGCGCCTCGCTCCATTGACGGTTCTTCTTCTTCTTTTCGTAGAGTATTAACTTCTTCTAGAAGAGTATCTAGTTCAGCCAATGCTTTTTCTAATTTGTTCATTGTTTTGTCCTCCTTTAATATATCGAACCTCGCTTCGGGGTTGATACCTTTTTCGCATATTGTGACTTCGTGAAGTTCTAGTTTGCTTATCTCACTATACTCCCCTAAATCATCATGGTGTTTCTTCACTTTTTGTAGTGCTTGCCCACCTATGCTAAAAGACCTCAACGACCCTTTGCGAATTCCTCGGTTTATTTCCTTTGCTTTTTCAATATCATCTCTTAATTTAATTACTACGAAGAACCCAACATCATCTACTTGGGTCTTCCATAGTTTTCCATTGCTATCTCTATGAGATTCAACTACTTCTCCAACTTGAACATTGGAGTGGTTAGTCATTACATTGCGGAACTTATTATGTCCCATGAATTTCTTAACTGCCTCATTTAGGGCCTTTAGAGTGATTAAGTCGTTTTGCTTATCTACCATTTCGATAGAAGCATAGCCGCCAATCATTAAATCATCATTCGATGCCTTCAAGATGGAGAAATCATTCTCCTCCATTGCAGACATAATCATAGACATGATGCTCAAGCCGTCTTGTTGTAAATACACTATTTAACTAGTTCGGTTGTTTTGTGTATTTTAAGTCCTTAAACTTGTCTTCATAAATATTCCAAATACCTTCATCAGTGTCCTTATCAACAGGCTTCTGTTCATATCCTGTCCACGCTAACCACATATCCTTGCCTTCTACAGGAACTACTCTAAAGTGAATCTTAGTTTCAAACTTATTTCCATTTAGAATATATTCGTGGTATCCGTGTCTTTGTACTCCGATTTCTACATCTCCAAGGTCAATCAATTTCTCCTTTGAAACATTTGTAGAGATTTGAGCAGGGAATTTAGTGGCCTTTCCAAACAAAGAGAATATATCATCGTCGGAGTCTAGGTCAATATACCAAGATAAGTTCTCTCCTTTGTAATTTACAATGAAGTCCAAGTTTCCATCCTTTCTAGAATAGACTTTAAATTCAGCCTTTTCCGACTCTTTTTGAATTTCACTATCGTCAACAGAAATCTTACCATCACTATATGACATTCCTTCCGAGGCTTGTATCCAAGAACCAAGCCTATTCTTATCGCTTTCTAGAACTGATTCATAATCCCCTGCATGATTACTAGCCAAAAAATTATGCAAGTCTCCTATGGTCTGTGGCTTGCCCTTTCCTTTTACAAACTGCTTAATAGACGCTCTTAATTTTCCTTGAATGGTTTTTAGAGCCATCTCTGCTTCTTGTTTCCACATATCTAAGTCTGCAATAGCGTTCTTCGACATTAGATTATTTTCATTAAATCCGTAAATTGTAAATCCATCCATGCTCTTAGCGATTAAAGTAGCACTACCATGTATGTTATCAGTAATTGTTATTCCTTTTTTTAGTGCTTCTACTTTGTACTTCAAAGACGGCTTAGTATCCTTAGATAGTAGTTCTAAAGTCACAATCTTATCGGGAGTAGCGGCCTCTGGAACTTCGATTACCTTAGCAGAATAGAGAGTAAATCTACCATCCGATTCTTTTACTTCATCTACCTTGACTCTAATAACTTCTCCAAC